GCAGAAAACGTATATGTTTCACCTTGACTCACATCTACCACAGAGGCTTTTTGTGAACCCAATGAACCTGAAGGATCTGCTACCCTAAATAAGTGTGTATGTGACATATCATTTCCATCAGCACCAGCTGTACTAATATGTCTTAAACTTCTTGAACCTATCTTAGATACGTTAGAACTACTTACTATCTGTACGTTTCCACGAAAAGCACTATGGTCTTGTCCATCGGAACCAGTGATGAAAGGTGGATTAAACAATGAGCTGGTTTCAAATGATGGAAATGGGAATAGTTCAAGATTTACCTTTTCTTTCTGTAACATCAACGAATAATAATCACCGTCAAATACAGGTAACAAGGATGAACTAACCTCTTTCTGACCATCAGAACCAGACAATATAAAAGATACAGTACCACGATTATCACTAGAACCATTGTCTTTTAATTTTATAACCCAATCGTCATCTTTTTGTAAAAGAACTTGGTCTGAACCACTAACCGACCTAAATCTCATTTGTATTGTGTCTGGTTTTCTTCCTGACGTTGTGTCGTTAGACCAACTACTAGAAACAAATTGTGCTCCTCTAAAACCTAACGCTTTTGTAAATTTTCTAGATATCTCAAATGGTTCTCTTAAGTTTGAAGTATCCAATCCACCATACTCCCTTACCTTTAAAATAGATCCTGGTATACCATAACAATTCAGTAATCCTTTCAAGGAGTTTATTGTACCCTTTGATTTCAATAAAAATGGCATACTAGCGATAACCCTTTTAGTTATCTCTTTAGACACATCACTTTCTGTTGGAGAATCTAAAGAGCCAGATGTATACAATGAGTAATTATTACCACTTAACTTTTGACCAAAACCGTATCTACTTAAATCTAATAAATCTTTACTATCCTCTACACTCCACCCCAATGATTTTACTAGATTAAAAATTAAATCCTTTGAAAATCCATCGGATAATTTTATTCTTCTATCTGATATGTCCGATATACTTTTTGTGTATGACCATAACTCATCAAACTGTTGACCTATCATGTCCATGAATTTTAAAAAATCAGAATTTTCTACGACATCTCGTACATGTTGAGGTAAAAGGTTCTGTAATCTATTAGGGTTATTATTATCATACAATGAAGCACTGTATATCTGACCAGTCTTCGTGTTAACATTACCATACCAAGATATAAAATCTGAGTTTGAAGAACTTACGGGAACAAATGGATCTTCGTATGTTCCACTTCCTGTTTTTGGCCAAGACGCATCGTGAAATTCTCCGATAGAACTTGTGACATATGATGAGTTTATGTTATAAAGGTAATCCTCATATCCATCAAAGTTATTTTTTACCTCTCGTATTTTATCATCGTAGAAAACAGCATCTTCGGTTGTCGTGGTACTTCCAGCATAAGAGGCACTCTCTTGTGTATACTCTTCAATCAACTGTATCTTATATTTAAAGTTTTCTAATCTTTTTTGAGCGGATGAAAAGTTTATGAAATTTTCATAATTAGAATAATCTACACTAAGCTCTACTGGTTTCTCGGTTAGAAACTTATCCTCAATCTTCTTTTTAATCTTAGAATCATCTGTAACTAAATCATTATAGCTTTTTAAAGGAATGGTTCTCTTATTAATTGGTGAATTATTATCTATCATGGTAAGTTATCCGCTGTTCTTAATACTACTATATCCACTACATCATTTACATCATCCTCTGGATCGTAAGATACCAACTCAACCGTCTCAGTTAATAATGGTAATATCTCTTTAACGATATACACCTTGTCCTTTTCATTTATCTCAGCTGGTAAAGGCTCATACATCTTAAATACGGCAGCGTGTGGTGGTCTAGGATACGTAAACGCATCAGTCACTACATTAGTTGTTAGATATATCTTGTCATCACCAAAGTGTAAGTATGTATTTAAGTCTTCCCTATCATTAGATTTATACGTAAAATTATAATTTAAAAAATTGTTTTCAGGTGAAAATCCAACATTTTCTCTGGCCTTTGGTGGTAATTGTGACTTATACTCATCCCAAGACTCATCTATTTGTAAATATTGTACACCACCCTCGTTTCCATAACTAATAATCGTAGCTTTAAACGGTACGAAATTTGGAATTCCATCTGGTAAGGGAAGTAAACTATCTGGATAGTTTGTCTCAACGTCTTCAAAACCAAAGCTATCAGCATCCGCAAAATTTCCCTCTTCGTTTATATCAGCGTTGGTTTTATTTGCAGCAGTATCAAACTGAGCATCCAATAGGAAGTAAGCTTCTTTCTGAACCAAGGTAGTACCTTCATCATCAACCATACTCACGGTACACGTAATTTTTGTTTGAAATATACCACCAAGTGTATTAGCTTCCACGTAATCGTTTATTTCTTGAATATTTAAACCACCAATACCAGCGGTTAATATAAATTTTGAAGGTATAGAGCCCATCGCACCTACCCTTGTACTAGTCTCGTATATTACGTTTCCGCCACTAGTAAATCCTTGTATGGTCCATTTAGTCCTGTTATATGAGGGGAAATCATTCTCACCAAATTCTACAGGAAGATATCTAAATGTTACTGGTGCAAAAAGGCCTACAGTATTAAGGCCTTGTTGAGGTGAATCTAAATAAACATTACCACCCGTAGCATCGATTTCGATATCAGGTGTAAAAGTACCTTGTGGTCTAAGAGTATCTGGCATTATGATTCATCCGTTGTAAATATTATAGCTGGTAGGTGTATTGTTGACTTAGGTCTACCCTCTGCTGTAGCCTGTTGTATTGTTAGTCCTATACCGTACCAAGCTTGAATACTATTAAACCTAACTCTAAGGGTACTACCAAACTGACTGTTTATGGTTTCAGCCTGATACGCGTTGTCACTTACGGTGGCGATGTTATCAGGTGTAGAGATATTACCGAAATCTTTTATTATTTCAAAATCTCGTGATTTGTCAGGAGTCGTTGGCATTACTGGATTCCAACCCTTAAAGTCACCTGTCTTGTCCCAATCATGGCCAGTAATTCTCCAATAATAGCTAGTGGGTTGGTTAGTAAAATCTGTTCCAGCTGCATCGTTACCTATATCTAGGAGCTCACCATCCTCTAGTTCCTTTTGTCTTACTAAAAAACTGTTACTCTTAAACTCTATAACAGCTTTCTCAGGATTGTCACCGCCGATATTTTGAAAAATCATCGGTCTGAGTGTGTGGAAAAAATGAGCATTTGGTCTTCTGATGCCATTTGGGGTGTGGTCTGGAAGACCATCTTGGCGATTTTGAAACTGAAACCTATCAATAAACCTATCCAATCCTGATAGACGAGCGTTGTAAGCGGTGACTTCATTATTAAATTCTTCAAATAAAGTTTGATACGGTATAAAAAAACGGTCACCAAACTGACCAGGTCTTAGAACGGAGTTTAAACCAGTCTCCCCATCATAATCAATATATGGCAGATTGTTACCTATGACGTAGCTTTCCTGTGACCATGCTAATTCCCTACCTTGGTGAATAGCAGATATGAAAAACGAAGCTTGAATATCCTCAAACGATGCAGCATCCCTTTCCACACTAGATCTAGCACCTACACGATAAGGAGATGGTGGTGGAGTAACACCATTTACAAACGCGTTTGGTATGTAAAGCCTACCACCCGTTAGTATTTTTGGATCTAAATCTATATCACCAGCGAACTGTATTCTTCTGGACTGTCCACTATTACCCGCAAAGTGAATACCCACTAAATTATCATCGTTTGATGTAAATCTTTTTTTAATATTTTGCATATCAGAAAAATCGTTAATATAGTCCACATCAACGATATTCTGTGGAACTATCCTTACTTCTGTACGAGTTCCTGATATTTCTTCAACCCAATATTTATTATCCTTTATCTCTAGGTCTGGTAAAACACCAGGACCACCAGTAACCCTCTGCATATCAACTGGATTATTTCTATCAAAGGTTTCATCAGCTAATTTTCCAAAAAACTGGCCATCCTTTTTTACCAAAACGGTTTCATGACTACCAGCCACATACCTTAGAAACATATATTTTACAACAAACCTACCCCTATCGTATCCGTTTTTTCTAAGAAATGTTCCCGTCAATATTCTTACATTTCCACCATCAACAGGTATTTCATAATCCTCTCTATCCAATATTATTGATTCTAAAAAATTTTCATTTTCATCGTGTATAAAAGCTTGAATATAATCCTTATCATTAGAAAGAAAGGGCCCACCTAGATAAGCTTTTCTCGGAGCACTATTATCAACCGTTCTCTTTGTTGATATTAACTGTTCATCATCTTTTTTAAGTCGTATCATTATTCTACTGGCTCCCCCTCTGGTATAGAGTCTAAAACGTTATCGGGTAACGCTTTTATCAACTGATAACTATAATCCTCCCCATAAAACGAGTCTGTGGTTGCGAATATTCTTCTTTGATTTGCCTGTACTAACCACTTTCTAAAATCTGTAGAGTCTTGCCTACTAATAACATCACCATTTCTAATTCCATTCGGTAAACGTCTAGCGACTCGAAATTGTACCAATTCACTAAAGGACCTATCTACCACAGAGTTTAAAATATTTCTATCATACTCTGGAAAACTGTTATTTAATTGTTTTGATTTAGAATTGTTTTTTACAAAATCCCTAAAATCATCTAAAAACCCAGCTTCATTTTCATCCTGTAAGAAAAAATCACTATTCTCTTCAACATATTCCAACACAGCTCTTTCTAATAATATGGGAAGTTCGGAATACGGTCCTGATGCTGTCTCTAATAATTCAGAACTCTCTATTCCTAGTCCTATACCCAATTCAGAATCCCTCTCTACAGCCTCAAAGGAGTATAAAACATTATTGGAATCCCTAAATTTATTTTTAGCATAATCTACAAGTCGGTTAATGTGTGTTGCTCTTAAATTATCCCTAAACTCATTATAGAAATCTAGACTCTGTAACTCTTCTATTGTGTACGGCATTATATTGTTACCTTAAATGTAAACCCCTCA